ATCAGAAATTTTAGTGCACATCCCGTTCGAACCCTCAACATTGGAAAACATTGACGAGGCTGTTTTTAACTTTGTCAATGAAGATCTAAACATTAGCACAAGAACAAACAAAGGGTTCAAGAAAGTTCCGGTTATTTGGCAAGGATCAGAACGAGCTTGGTATACAAAGAAAGATCCAAGAACAAATGACATTCTAAACTTTCCGATTATTACTGTTGCGAGAACCGGTTTATCAAAAGATCCTTCAAAAAAAGGAATCTTCCAAGGAAATGTTCCTGCCGACTCAAACGGAGCATCAATCCAAATCGCAAAAAGAATAATGCAAAATAAAACAGCAGATTTCTCCAACGCACTTGCGAAACAACGAACCGGGCAGTCAACGCAGAACAAAAGAAGAAAAAAGACAAAAACTGTTTATGACTTTATTGGTATACCGCAAGTGGTGCACATCAACCCAACTTATGAAGTAACCCTTACCTCGTTATACACCCAGCAGATGAATGAAATGATTCAGCCTTTCATGGTTCGAACCGGAAACATAAACTATAAGGTAGTGGAAAACAACTTTCATCGATATGAAATGTTTATGGATTCAAACTATAACATTTCCGACAACTCAGCAAATCTAGGCGACGAACAAAGAAAGTTGGAAGCAAAAATCTCTTTAAATTTAATTGCTTATTTATTTGGCCAGTATGTCAACGAAGAAAAGCCAAAAATAATAATCAGGGAAAGCATTGTAGAGTATAAATTCCCAAAAGAAACAACAATTTTTAATTTATAAGTGTTTTTAGGATTTTTTCAACTATTTACTATTGAACTATAATTATATAATTCAACTAAGGAGTTTTAAGCAATGCCTGCATCAGATTTTACATTTATTTCACCTGGAGTTCAAGTACAAGAAATTGATCGTTCAGGAATTCCGGCTGAGGCGCCCCCAATTGGCCCCGCAGTGATTGGCCGGTCAGTCCGAGGACCATCAATGACCCCTGTTCGACTTGAGTCAACAGCCGACCTTTATAAGATCTTTGGCCCCCCGTCGCCTGGAGGCAAAGGTGGAGATGTGTGGCGTGAAGGAAACTTTGCCGCCCCGACTTACGGAGCATTCGCCGCTGAAGCTTACCTTCGCAACAATAACCCAATAACATTTGTTCGGCTAGCAGGAGAACAGCACCCAGAACTTACTGTGGGATCCGGAGAAGCTGGCTGGACAGCCACTGAAGCTACTGGCGTATTCGTTGCCAATGTTGTTTCTGGTGCTACGGGCTTCGATCAAACAACTGCTTCACTTGGTGCAGTATTTTACTTAACAGACGCAGATTCATCAATACAGCTTATAAGCACCACGAACGGCCAAACTACTCCGGTTGATACCGCTGGTACGTTGGTTCAGAATGAGTCCTCTAACGCACTTGATCTTACATTTACGGCAATTATCTCAGGATCGGGGTATGACACCGACGGCGTCACACTGACCCACCTTACTGCCACGTTCAACTTTGATCCAAACTCAGAAAAGTACATCCGTAAGGTATTCAATACCAACCCACACTATACGAATTCAGATCTCTATGCTACCGACACAAGATTAAACTATTGGTTAGGAGAGACTTTCGAAAGCTCACTACAAGAGATTGTGTGTGGCGGTTCTCCTGGCTCTGGCGCCCCAACTGCACTTAGTGGTACCGGGAAAAACGCTTTTGCTTTCGTTGCCGAATTGAACGGCAGCACCGCAGATCTGGCAAATCATGCCGCAGCTGCAGCCGTGGCAAAGAGCGGTCTAGTGTTCGCACAGGACCTTACACAAGAAACCGGCTCCTACCAGCCCCAGGATCAGCAAAAACTTTTCCGTTTTGCTGCTACTGATGTTCGAGGAGACTGGGACAACAGCAACATCAAGGTATCAATCGCAAACGTAAAAGCAGCAGTCAACCCAACTGTCGACGCTTACGGCACTTTTGATGTTTTTGTGCGAGATGCTAGTGATACAGATAACGCCCTAAACCTCCTAGAGTCATTCACGGGTCTAAATCTAAATCCAGCATCACCAGACTATGTTGCTCGTCGAATTGGCGACAGGTACCTAAGCTGGAACACGACTGAAAAATACTACGAAGAATATGGAACATATAACAATGTCTCAAAATATATTCGTATGGAAATGAATGACGAAGTCGACAACGCTACTGCTAACCCGGCAGTTCTTCCGTTTGGTTACTTTGGACCAATAAGAACAGCGACTCAAATAGACAGCGGGGCGCCCATTCCCGCCGCAGGCTTGGCTGTTGCCGCAGCCTCAATGTTTGCCGGCGTAACACTTACAACCGGATCTCAGTATTCCGGAAATGCCTTCACTTCTAGTATGAACGCCCGAGTCGAATTCCCTCGGATCTCACTTCGTGAGTCAGGCGCTTATGGCGTCTCAACACCGAAGAGCGCATTCTACGGCGCACGCACACAAGGCACATTCGCCAGACGTGATAACGGCTATGGTGATTACACCAGGCGCATCTCTTCAGACATAGGGGATCCTTACGGCTCAGGAGGCACGCTAGCCGCCGGCCTAGAATACTCTTATATCTTCTCACTAGATGATGTTTCAGGTTCAGCCACAGTCCCTGTTTATGTTTCAGGCTCACGAGCAGAGGGAGAATCTCTCAGAGGTGTAGGCAGCTTTACAGGCTCTCTTCTTGACGCTGGCATCAACTCATTCACACTACCACTAGTTGGCGGAACAGACGGTTTGGACATTACAGAACCAGAGCCATTTGCAAACCGACTAATCAACGATCAGACTGAGCAAAAGTCATATGAGCTATACTCAGTTCGTAAGGCAATCGACATGCTTAGAGACCCTGATGTGGTTGAGCACAATGTTGTAGCCGTGCCGGGCTTGTCCGACCCTCTTGTAACTGACTACTTGGTTGATATGGCCGAGGAAAGAAAAGACACATTGGCTATTATCGATATCGAAAACGATTACAAGCCTCGTTTTGAGCTAACTTCCGGCGATATAGGAACAAACAGAACTGCACTTCCTGATCCTAGCACTGCTGTAACCACTATGAAGACACGAGGTTTTGATAGTTCTTACGGCGCTGCTTACTACCCAGCAGTTCAGATAAGAGACCGAGGATCAAACACTGTGTTGTATGTTCCTGCGACAGTGGCAGCAATGTCAGCGTTTGGTTACACAGAAAGAGTTGCGGAGCCTTGGTTCGCACCAGCTGGCTTTAACCGTGGCGGCCTCTCAGATGGCTCAACCGGCATTGTAGCAACTGGCGTTTCTAAGCGACTATCCTCAAAGGAGAGAGATGACTTATACGGCGTAAACGTTAACCCGATTGCGCAGTTCCCACAAGAAGGAATCGTTATCTTCGGACAGAAAACACTTCAGGCTAGTGCTTCTGCGCTTGACCGAGTCAATGTTCGTCGACTTCTTATTTTCCTCAAGAAGGAAATTTCAAGAATCGCAAGTACAACTTTATTCCAGCCGAATGTTCGTGACACTTGGGCTCAGTTCCTTCTTAGGGCACGGCCGCTCTTGAATGATGTCAAGGCTAAGTTTGGCTTAGAAGATTATAGGCTCATTCTTGATGAGACAACAACAACACCTGATCTAGTCGATCGGAACATACTGTATGCAAAAGTACTCCTCAAGCCGACCAGGGCAGTTGAGTTTATTGCAATCGACTTCGAAATTTTCCGCTCCGGCGCAAGTTTTGATAGCTAAGACTATTTAAGATAAAGGAGAAATAATAAATGGCATTTTGGAGCAGCAGCACAGAGACCGAACCCCGTCGTAATTTTAAGTTTTTACTTCGTGTAAACAATCTAGATACTTGGGTAGTGAAAGGAGTTAACCTTCCAACGATAACAGTTGGCGAAGCAACACATCATTTCTTAAATCACAGGTTTTATTTTCCTGGAACTATAGAATACAACACTATTTCCTTTACTGTGGTCGACGCCATTAATGAATCGACTTCGCAGACAATTATTAAAAGCTTTGTTAATTCAGGATATAAGGTTCCCGATGGTCAAACGCCCGCCGCTACATCATTACTAACCAAAAGAGGGTCCGTTGGGGCATTAGGAGAAGTAACGATTGAGCAGCTAGGGTCTGGTGAGGATGGTGAAAAAAATAAAATAGGGTTTACCCTTCAAAATGCTTGGGTGAAAAACATTGAATTCCCTCAGTCTTTGTCTTACGATAATGAAGATTTAAGTGAAATTAAAGTTGAACTTCGTTACGACTTTTTCAATTTCCTTGACGGCGCCGACCCAATTAAAGGCTTCGGCGGCTCATAAAAAGTTTATTAACCTCATAGGAGTATAATGAGAAATAACCAAGACCGTTTGGGGGCTCCCGAAGTCCCCCAGGCATCCCCGGAACCAGCACCTGCAATGGCCCAGCAGGGTGCTGACTTTTCTTTTGTGGCCGCAAATGATATTGTTGAGCTTCCATCAAATGGTGAGTTCTATCCAGAGGGTCATCCTCTTCGAAAGAACCCAACAATAGAAGTAAGACAAATGACCGCTAAGGAGGAAGACATTCTTCTAAACCAATCATACCTAAAGCAAGGCACTGTTGTTGAAAAGCTTTTACGCTCTTTGATGGTAACAAAAGACTTTGACTTAGACGACCTTTTGATTGGAGACAAGAATGCGATCTTGACCCAAGTGCGAAGATCTGCTTATGGTGATGAATACCCAGTTGAGGCAGTTTGCCGCTCTTGTATGAAAAAAACCGAAGTAACTTTTGACTTGGAGGAATGTGTTCGCAACAAACCTCTAACTTTGTCCGAAGGCGTTGAGGCAACAGGGAAAGGAACATTTACCTTTACAGCACCAAAGACAAAAGCCAAAGTTGAGATACGCTTTCTAACAGGCAAGGATGAAAAAGCCTTAGCCGACAAGGAAAAGAAATATAAAAAGCATAACGTTGACTTTTCAGCCGGCCTAGAAACTTACAGGCTCGTTATTGTTTCTGTAAATGATAATCCGGACTTAGTTGGATCTTATGTAGAAAACATGCCTCTTCGGGACTCCAAGAAGCTCAAGCAGGTAATGAAAGACATCCAGCCAGGGGTTGAGATGAAGGGCGACTTTACTTGCCCTTCCTGTGATACGGAGGTTGAAATGGATCTACCAATCAACTTTCGCTTCCTTTGGCCTGACATCTAGTTACCAAGAAGCAATCTACGAAGAGTTGTTTGCCCTAAAATACCATGGCGGCTTTTCTTTGTTCGAATCTTATTCAATTCCAGTCGGCCTCAGAAAATGGTTTATTCAAAGATTGATTAAACAAAAGGAAGACGAAAAAGAAGCAACGGAGAAAGCTAGAAAAAGCAACAAATAACAAAACCCGCTTTATGGCGGGTTTTCTTTTATAAACTATTTACTGTGTTAGGAGGAAAATTATGTCTGAACGAAAAGAAATTAATGAAGAGAACACATTGAATTTAAATTCAGGTGATTTGGTTCAAGAATATTATGCTGCCCGTCAAGGGGCTAAGTTAAAATCAACAATATTAAAGATGCTTGGATTTAAAGATTATTCAAGAATTTTTGATGTTTCCCACATTACCGGAACAAGATCTCAAGTCGACTCTTTTACAAGGGCCATCGGTGGTGAAAAAAGATATATGAAAGCTGTTGAAAAATACGGTTTGAACAACCCTCGCACTTACGCTTCAAAGTCAAAGTTGAACACAGCTGTCAGGAACTTTGAGCGTGAAACTGGAATGAAGTGGCCCATTAAGTAATTTGGGTTTTAAGGTAATTTTGTAATGGCGAATGATGATCAAAATAAAACAAAGGAATTAGCTGGGATATCTAAAAAAGTTGCAAAAGGAAAAAAGCTCTCCCTTGAAGAACAAAAGCTTTTAAACTTAGAAAAGAAAAAAAGTTTAGATCTCTCGCTAAAAGAACTTGAAGCCCAAGTAAAGTCCGGCCAACTAACACAAGGGCAAGCGGATCTTGAAAGACAAATAGCATTAACAAAAAAGGAAATTTATGAGCTTTCGGAAGGCCAAGCCGAGATCGACGTCGAGCGCCTCGCAGGCCTCCAAAAAACGCTAGAATTAACAGAAAACCTTTCAAGCGCAATTAATGACTCTGCAACACAAGGCGGCCTCTTAGCTGATAAAATTGCCCCGATAAGTAATTCTTTCTCCAGAGCGGCAGTAGCTAGTCTTGAAGCTGGAGAGGGAGCTAAAGGCCTGGGCGCCGCACTTAAAGCCGCATTTGGGGCATATGCTTTTAACGCTGCTAAGGGCCTAAGTGTTTCAAAGATGTTCTTTTCAAGTTTGGAACTCCTTGCTGAAACAACCATAAAGGCAGTTTCTGCCCTTGATAGCGCCGGTGCTTCTTTCGTTCAGAACACAGGGGCTTCTCGTGACTTTGCAAGAGCAGCATTTGAGACTAGAGATTCCTTGGGTCTTGTGGGCATCAGCGGCGCCGAAGCCGTTGGGGTAATGGGAGACCTTTACTCAAACTTTAGCGAGTTCTCAGAGTTGTCACGAGGCTCACAGCAAGGCTTTATAGAGTTATCTGCGCAAATAGAGAAACTTGGTGGCGACGCCGCAGGTATGGCACAGACATTTACAAAAGTCGCAGGAATGTCATTAGCTGAAACAGAAACGGCAATGAGAGAAGTTGCCGGCGCAGCAGATGCTCTTGGTATACCTTTTAGTCAAGTGTCGGCTGACCTTGTCGGAATGGGCGAGCTGTTTGCAAAGATGGGTGATGGCGCACTTGACGTTTTCTTGGAACTACAAGCAGCCGCAAAAGCAACCGGAATGTCCGTTCAGAGCCTTTATAACATTGTGGGCCAATACGATACCTTTGAGGCCTCATCACAAGCAGCCGGACGCCTGAACATGGTCTTAGGTGGTAACTTGCTTGATACGTATTCTCTTTTGAATGCTACAGAAGAAGAAAGAATAGAACTATTACAAAGAGCAATGGAACAGTCTTCAATGACTTTTGACGAAATGGATCGCTTCCAGAAAAGGGAAGTTTCAGATGCACTTAACATCTCGATGGAAGAGGCAGCACAGTTATTTGGAGCAACTCGTGAAGAAGTGCACGAAACAGCCGCAGAGCTAATGCATGCCGGGATGTCTGCAGAAGAGTTAGCCGATAGGACAAGAGAAGCTTCAACCGCAATGGATAAGTTTAAGGTTCTTATGGGCAACTTGGCGCTCATTGTTGGGCCTATTGTGCAAACTTTAAACGGGCTGGTTAATGGTCTCTTGAAACTTTCCGACGCCCTCGGCG